GGGAGGGTGGAAACAGGAAGGCGAAGGCAATGCGCCGCCGCCAGACAGGGGTCAGGGCTTCTTCGACGACGCCCAGCCGTTCATAGGAATGGATGAAACTGTCAGGCGCGGTCAGGATGCCCACATGCTTTGCAATGGCGCGCGGGGCCATGCGGAACAGGACCAGCGCGCCGGGACCGACATCACTCATTGCAATCGGAATCAACATCGATGCGGCACCGTTCGCCAGCACCTCGTAGGGCCCTGTTTCGCCCCAATCCCGACTGTAGGGCGGGATCGGGAAAGGCTCGTCGCCCACCACGTCGCGCCAGACGCCGCGTGCCAGCCCGAGGCAGTCGCAGCCGACCCCTCGCAGACTCGCCTGATCATGATAGGGCGTGCCCAGCCAGCTTCGCGCTGTGGCGACAACGAGGACGGGATCAGCGATGGCTCTCGTGCATCGTGAGACGATGCACTGCCGCCCGCCGTTTCCAACGGAAACGTCGTTCATCACAGCACGCCCCCTTCATGGCCACCGTCTTGGCTGGCATAGCGCAACACGGCATCTTGCCCAGGGATGTTCGGAAACCCCCGGAAGTTGGCGGTATTGGCAAACTTTGCCCCGCAGGTTGCCACGCGCTTGTCGCAGCCAGCTCGGGCGATGAAACCGTCGCCCTCGGCGATGGTGCGCACCGGGGCTTCCAGGAGGGTCAGGGTGGAGATGGCATCGGCCAATCCATGCGCCAGTACTTCAGTGATCCGCCCGGCATTGGCACCGCTGGTCCAGGTGACTGTTCCGGATGTGAACCAGCCAGCGTCAAAACCGGACAACCCCGAGGCCATCAACGCCCGGTCGCGCAATAGGTCGGTGACCACACCCGTTCCCCTATAGATGGCGTTTTCCAGATCGATCCCGCAACGCGCATCACCCAACGCCGCATCACACCCCGCCTGAAACGTGCGCCCGACAGTCTGGCCCAGAACATGGGCCAAGGACCGGACTTCGGCCACGAATGCCATGCGGCCGCGCCGGATTTGACCTACTGCGCCCCGCCGCAGCAGAACACGCTGGCTGGGGTCCGCCCAGTTCACCCGCCAGAGTTCCACCGCAGCATTGTCCCAGCGCCCATCGAGAATGTCGGCCTCGGTAATCCTGTCCGAGGTCAGCACTCCGGTTGCGTCCTGCGCATCGACGGCCAGATCGGAGCCCGAGCGGATTTCTGAGGCGGCAAACCCGCTCTCCGGTTCAAACTCGGTGCCGTCGAAGCTGAGGGCGCGATCATGGTCGGTAAAGCCCAGCGCCACGCCGTCGGCGCACGATATCCGCCAGCACCAGGACAAGGTGGTGGTGCCATCGTCGAGATGGGCTTGCAGCGTCGGGGAGAGGGATTTCATCTGCGGATCTCCAGCAGCGGGATGGACGTGATCGAGCCCAGCCGTTCAACATCGAGGGTGACATCCAGCGTGTCGGTGTCGAAGCGGACGGGCACATCGAATTCAAAGCCAGCGGTGATCGCGACGCCCGCACCGGGGGCGGCGGTGAACGTGACGCTGCCGTTGGTGGTGTCTGCGGTCCAACCCGTCATCTGCTCGACCCCGTTCAAGGCAAGGCGAACGCTGCCTGCGACAGGTTTGGCGATGGCGCGGGTCCAGCTTTGTGCGCCGGAAGTGTAACGCTTCAGGAGGCTGAAGGTGGTGACCGCACCATTTCCAGTGCCGATGGGCTGGTCGGTCGGGGCCACGACCTGCGACGGCAGGCAGGATTTGTAGTCGGCCCAGTCCTTGTAGCGGAACCCGTGCAGGCGGCCATTGCGCGCCTCGAAGAAGGCGACGACCAAAGCCAGATCATCTGCACGGCGGATGCCATAGGCCACATCATAGCGGCGGCGGGAATTGGCCCAGCTGGCATTGCGCTCTTCGTCGCCGCTCGCCAGCTCGACAATCTGTGTGCGCCGTTCCGGCCCGCCCCGCGCGCCGCGACTGATGTTGTCGGGGAAACGCACCTCATGAAACGCCATCACATGCCCCTTCGGCCCAGCGACACGGCGCGGGCGATGTCGGCCGCGACCTGCGTGCGCGATTGCCGGAAGCTTTCGGCATCGCGGGACATAATGGTGACGTTGACGGCGGGCGCGGCGCTGGACTGGCCATAGCCCGCCGCCTCCCGCCGCGACAGAACCCGTTCCCCGCGCTGCAGGATAGCCGGAACCTCGTCCGGTCGAAGTCCCGCCCAGCCGCCCGCATGCATACGCGGGGCACCCGCGAAGGTCAGCGCAGGGACCATGCGGCCCGGGCCCGGCGATCCGACCGTGCCGCCTGCATGCAGGACATCCGCGAACAATCCACCCGCACCGCCCAGCGCGCCCGAGAGGGCATTGGCGATAGGACCGAGGATGAAGCGCCGCGCGGCCAGTTTCGCCAGATCGGCGATCATCGAGGTGACGAGGTCACGGAAGTCGAGCTTGCCGGTTTTGACAAAGGTAGCCACCGCGTTCTCGGCGCTTTGGAATGCGCCGACCAGTGTCTGGCCGATGTCGCCACCAATATCTCGGGCCTTGGCGGCATAGTCGGCGAGCGCGGCGGTGACTGCGCCCCAGCCTGTTGCGGCCTGTTCCGCGCCCTCGGCTGCTGCCGCCCCGGCAGCGCGCGCGGCGGCTCCCGCACCACCGGCAGCGGCGGCAGTCTCGTCCAATTCCAGCCCGAGTGCGTCCGCTGAGGCGGCAGCATCGGCCAGTGCGGCTTCAGCTTCGGTACCGCTGCCGGTAACCGCGTCGCGCAGCGCTTGCCAGCTGGCCAGCGGACGACCTGCGGCATCGGCGAGCGTTCCTGCCGCCTCGCGGTAGCCGTCGGCCCGAGCGCTGGCATCGTCGGCCGCCGCCCCAAGTCCCAGATCAGGCGCATCGACGTATGTTTGCGCCAGTGCTGCGGAGAATGCGTCGGCTGCCGCAGCACCAGCCGCCTCGGCAGCACCTTCAAAAGGGTTGCCGATCCCTCCCAGCGTCACCGGATCGAGCGTGCCGATCCGCACCCCGCCTTCACCGGTCGCCCATTCAGGGAGCAGGTCCAGCGCCGCGTTCAGCGTCGTGATGAAGCCGTTGATCCGGGTGACGACGCCGTTCAGCATCGACTCGACACCGCTGATCAGCCCGTTTGCAGCCTGAAACGCGAAATCACCGATGGCACCGGGAAGCCGACCCCAGATCGCCTTCATCGCATCGAACGCGCCCTGGAACACAGCCACCGACCGGTCGCCAAAGCTGAAAACGCCGGTGATGGCACCATCGAGAGCAATCAGCGCCGTGGCTTTCATCCCCTCCCAGCCTGCCGCCATCCTTGCCAGCGCTGCGTCCAGCGAGAGGCCGATGCGCCCCCAAACCTCGGACGCGAGGTCAGACAGCAGTCGAAACGCCTCGCCGACGCCGCCGACCCGCTCAACCAGGCGGGTGAACTGATAGACCAACTCGCCCGCGCCGACGATCAGCGCTCCGATCCCGGTGCGGATCAGCGCCCCGCGCAGGAAGACCAGTGCTGTGGCCAGCCCGCGCACGGACAGCGCCGCCGCCGCCATACCAGCCACCCAGCGCCCGGCCATGATGCCTGCGAATGTCGCGGCATAAGTCGTCAGCCGTCCGAGGTTGTCAAAGAGAGCCTTGATCGCGATGCCCAGTGGCCCGGTGCGGCTGGCAATCGCCGCCATGGCGTTGGCCACTGCCTCCAAGGATGGCGCCGCGGCGACAGCAAGCTGGTTCGACAGCCCGCGCCAGATCAGGCCGAGACGCGAGATCGCGTCATTGGTGCGTTCAATCTGGTCTGCGTCCTGCTCCGAAACAACAACGCCGAAGGCGAGAACATCCTCGGTCGCTTGGCGCAGTGTCGCCGTGTCGATCCGGGTGAACACCAGCGCCGCGCGGTCGCCGAAGAGCTGCGAGGCCACTGCCGCGCGTTCGGCTTCGGGGACAAATTGCCCGAGCGCCTCCTGAATGGCCGCGATGCGCGCATCGAGCGGCAGGCGCTGCAACTCC